ATGAGTAAGTATTTAAAAACTGCTAAAACATTTGACGAATATGATTCTAAATGTAAAAAAATATTACGTGTAGCACATACTTTTATTATTAAATTAAAAAAACGTATTTTAGAAAAGAAAAAAAAAATAAGAAAATTTGTTCAAATTATTAGATATAATAAACTTTTAAAAAATAAACCATGTAATGAAATGGATTTATATACACTTGAAGGTTATAATAAAAATAATAAAAATATATATTTAATAGATATTGATTTAAATAAAAAATGGTGGTTTAGTATTGAAACAATTACTAAATTATTATGTAATAATTTATCACAATTTGATATTGATACACATAATATAATATGTAAAACACCAGTAAATCCTTATATAAATAAATTTTTAAATATAGGTCAATTACTTAGTATATATGAACAATTAAAAAAATATAATAATGTAAATAATTTGATAACATTATTTAGATTAGCACAATTTAATATAAGTAAATTTTTATTTATGTATGAAAATGATGTAATAGATTATAGTTATAAATATAATATAGAAAATATAGATAATAATGGTTTATTAATTATTTTAGATAATTTACTATATGTACATAATATTTATTATGTTAATGTATTTAAATTAAGTGTAGATAAAACTAAAAGACAATCTATAATTAGTTTACTGAAAAATTGCTTACTTAGTTATAAAAAAAATCAATTAAAAAAAATAAGACAATTTGTATTAAATAATACAATAATTATTCGTAGAGCAAAAAGACCTACAAATACATTAAATAATAATACATCAAATAATAATACAACAAATAATAATAATAATATGATGGATTGTGATACAGAAGAGTATAATAGTGAAACAGAAGATTATAATAGTGAAACAGAAGATTATAATAGTGAAACAGAAATAGAAAATAATGAAATTAATATTAATAATAATTCTGATGAAGATAATAAATATAATGATATAGATGAAGATAAATCTAATAATGATTTAGATGAAGACACTAATTCTAATGATTCAGATGAAGATAATAATGGTAATGATTCAGATGAAGATAATAAATCTAATAATGATTCAAATGAAGATAATAAATCTAATAATGATGATTCTGATGAAGACACTAATCTTAATATTAATGATATAGATGAAGATAATAAATCTACTGAAGATAATAAATCTAATAATGATGATTCTGATGAAGATAATAAATCTAATAATGATGATTCTGATGAAGATAATAAATCTAATAATGAGTCTGGTATTGATGATGTTAATAAGGAAGAATTTAATATTGATGAAGTAATTGTTAATATTGAAATGGATATAGAATTAGAAAATACTTTTAATAATTTAATAATAAATTAAAATATTTAAAATAAAAAAAGAATAAATATTATATGGGTGGTGCTAATTCATCAAATATGTGTGATATGGATAAACAAAATAAACCAAAAATAGTAAAATTTACAGAAACAACAAATGATTATAACAAATTAAAGTCAGATTATGAAACCCAAAAAGTATTAAATACTTCATTGAAAAATAATATAGAAAGTTTGGAAGCATTAATATCAAGTAATAATGTAGAATTAGAAAGTATAAAAAAAAAATATAATAACAGTCAAGAATCATTAGATAATTTTGCGACTGATCATAAAAAAAAAGTAAATACTTTAGAAGAAATAATAAAAACACATAATAAAACATTGGCTGAAAATAAAATTACAATAGAAAACTATGAAGTAAAAATATTAGAAAATAAAGAACTTTTAGAAAATAAAGAAAATATGTTGAAAACAAATAAAATAACATTAGTAGATTTAAAAGAAGAATATAGTAATCAAATAAATAATTATGAAACAATACTGGATAAATATGAAGAACAAATAGCAAATTATGAAATAAATGAAAAAGAATATGAAAAAGATAAAACTAATTATGAAAAAGAATTAATGGAGAAAAGTAATGAATTAAATAAAATAAATAGTGAAACAGAAGCTTATATAAAATGTATAGATGAGTATGAAAATAATTTAAATATTATAAAGGATAAAATAGTAGAATATAAAAATATAATAGAAATTAAAAATAAAGTATTAGAAAAAAATAATAAAGAATTAGAATCTTATATAATGTGTATAGATGAATATGAAACTAAGACGGTATTATTAAATAAAAAAATAAAAAATATAGAAAATGTAATAGAAGAATTAAAAAATACTAAAAATTCAGCAATTAATAATATACTAGAAAATAATAATACTTTTTTACCGGATTGTATGGAAAAAAATATAATAGAAAATATATATGATTATATAATTAATAAATTATATGAAGAATTTACAGCTTAAAAAAACAACAACACCAACTACATTTATTTTTTTTATTTTTAATAATACTATTTGTAGTATTATTTAGATTTATAGTTTGAAGTGTAAATTTATTATCTATATGTTTTATATTATTATAAACTTCTTTTAAACATAAAGTAATATTATTATTTTGTGAAATAATAGTTTGTTCAATATTATTAATATCATAACCTTTATTATTATATATTTTAATTTCTTTTAATAAAACTTCAAGTGTATTTAAATCATTAAAAGCACTTGTAGAATTATTTTTTAAATTTTGTAAATGATTATTTAAATTTATAATATAATTGTTATCAAGTTTATAATTATTTGATTGATAATTATTTAATTCATAATTATTTAATCTACTCATATATGTTAGTATATAATAATTATTGTTTTATTTTTTTTACATTAATTTTTTGATAATTTTTTTTATTTGACTTAAAATCATTAGTATCTTCGTGTTCAGGATTATAAAATTTCTTATGATGTAACCATAAAGCATTAGCACCAATTCTAAATGAAGGGTGTGAAGTAGCTTTATACCAGTAAACTTGTTCGTCTAATTTATTACTTTTAGCATTATTATTAATAACTAAACATTCATAATTTTCTGTACACTGATCCATAACTTGACAAAAAACTTCAAATGTAGGAAACATACCAGCATAGTTATCATATATGCGTTTTCTATTAGAAACAATATTTTCTCTTAAAATAAAAACATAATCTATATTTGTTCTTAAATTAGGTGGTATACCTAATGGATATTGCATAGTAATAATAAATAATATATGCCAATGTCTACCATTCATAAAACAAGTTTTAATGTTTTTATCCTTAGCCCAACTAGCATCATATAAGCAATCATCTAAAATTAAAAACGCATTTGGATTAACGTCTGTTTGACCTTGTTTATTTAGATCTTCTATCATTTTTTTTTTAACAGTTTTTTGTCTAACAAGAACATTTTTAATAACTTCTGGTGTATATTCGTCGTGAATAAATATACTAGGTATAATATTACCATAAAAACAATTAGCACTTTCTGTGGCGGATATAACTGTACCAACTGGTATATTTCTATGATAATATAATAAATCTTTACATAAAAAAGATTTACCTGTTTCACGTTTTCCTATTAAAACAATGACTTTATCTGGTTTAATAGAGGACATATCAAATTTTTTTAATTGTATGTTACTCATTTGATATATATTATATATTAATTACTAAATAAATCCGTGTAAATATTATAAATTATATATGTTATATATATATATATAATGATTAAAATTAATAAATTTGTATTAATAATATGTTTTATAGTTTTATTATTAATGTTTATAATATGTAAAAATGATATAATAAATGTAATAAAAAATTTATGTAATAATAGTTTTGTTGGTGGTAATACAGAAGAGTCTTCAATTTTAAAAGATAAAATTAATAGTAGAAATATGGAATTAGAAAAAATGAGAGCAGAATTAGAGAGTTTAAGAAGTAATATAAATAATGAAAAAAATAATTTAAATAATACTAATGTAAATAGTAATACATCTAATAACATATTTAGAAGTAATATATCAGATAATACAATTAAAAGTAGTAATTTAAATAATAGACAAATATTAGAAAATACCAATAATGATGCTACACAAAGTATTATAGAAAATGATATAACTTTAAATACTATAACAGAATATAGTGAAGATATAAATAGTGATAATATAACTAGTGAAGAAATAGGTAGTGAAGATGTGCCAACTATAAAAAATCCTGTAAAACCATATGAAGATATGTGTGAAGATGATTATACTAGTAAAAAGAAGAAAAGTAAATATATGGATTTAAAATTAGAGTTAAATACAACATCATATTTAGAACCATTTAATAGTAGTGATTATAATGAATATGGTAATTTTAATTGTTAATTAAATACTATTAATAAATTTCCAATCTAAATCATTACATATATTTTTCCATATTAGATCTTGTTGATATAATTTTTCTCTACTTTTTAATAAAGGAAAATATACTAAATATTCATTCATATTTAATAGTTGTATAAATTTATGAATAACATATGAATATGATAAAAAATTTTTACGATTTTTAGGACAATGTTTTTCAAATGGATTTTGTATTTCTTTAAACATATATCTTAATTTTTCTTCAACTTGTTTAGTTATAGTAGGTGGTGGTTTACCATTAATTTTATTAATAATATATGGTATATGTTCGTAAAATTTATTTAATTTTAATTTTTTTAATATATCTCTAATTTTCATATTAGAAATATTAGCAACATTAAAAATACGTTCTTTTTGTAATTCAACTAATATTTTTTCAATAATATCACTAGATATATCTGTGCTTTCTTTAGCTTGAAATTGTGATAACCATTCATTAAAATGATTAATTCTTTTGTAAGCAAAATAATTAGACTCATATGTAGGTTCCTTATAATTAGGTTTATCAGAATCAATTAAAATATTAAATTGTTCTCCACAATTAATACATATAGATACACCTTCAATATAATTAATATTTAATTTATTATTACATTTATCACATACAGTATCATCAATAATTTTATTTTTTTTTGATTCATATGTATTATCAATAATATTTAAATAATCATCTAATAGTTTACCCTTTGATGATATATTAACAGTATTATTATTAAAATATTTTAATAATACATTTTTGTTATTATTATAATTATTATAATTATTATTATTACTTAATATATTATTTTCGTTTTCGTCATTATAATATTCAAATAATATATTTCCAATACTTAATAAATATTTATCTTCTTCTTCATTATTTTCTATAGATAATATAAGATTATTTAGATTTTCAATTTCATTTAAATATTGATTTTTTAAATTTAGTTCATCTTCATTTAGAAAATTTTTTTGAGATAATTTATCATTTTTTTTTATAATGTCATTTTTTTTTTTAATATAATCTTTTAATTTAGATTTTTTATTATTAATTGATAGTATTTTTTGTGTATGTAAATGATCTAATGTATTATTATTTTTTGTAGTTTTTCTTGTTTTTTTTTTGTGATTAAAAGAATAATTCATAATAATATATAAAATATATATTATATAATTTATATATAAATACATTTAAGTATAATTTTTTATATATAAATAATATATGGGTGGTGGTTTATTACAATTAGTTGTTAAAGGAAAACAAGATACTTATTTAACCGGTAATCCCCAAATAACATTTTTTAAAATGATACATAAACAACATACAAATTTTTCAATGGAATCAATAGAACAACATTTTAATGGTACAGTAGATTTTGGAAGAAAATTAAATTGTATAATATCAAAAAACGGTGATTTAATACATAAAGTATATTTATCAGTAACTTTACCAAAAATAGATTGTGAAACAAGTGCTTCTAATAAATTTAGATGGTTAAATTGGTTAGGACATAATATAATAAAAAATATTTACTTAGAAATAGGAGGTCAAATAATAGACGAACATTATGGCGAATGGTTACATATATGGAATGAATTATCACAAACATCTGGAAAACAATCAGGTTACGCAAATATGGTAGGAAATGTACCACGATTAACACAAGTAGTACAAGGTAATAGTAATAGTGATACAAGTAGTTCAACAATACCTGAAACAACATTATATATACCATTACAATTTTGGTTTTGTAAAAATCCAGGATTAGCCTTACCATTAGTAGCATTACAATATAATGAAGTAAAAATAGTAGTAGAATTGAATGATCACAGCACTTGTTGTTGGTCTACTGGTAAATATAAATTATCACCTCCTTCATTAGTTAATGCTTCATTATATGTAGATTATATATATTTAGACGCTGAAGAACGTAGAACATTTGCTCAACAAAAACATGAATATTTAATAGAACAACTTCAATATAATGGACAGGAAATATTAAATACACAATCAAATAAAATAAAATTAAATTTTAATCATCCAGTTAAAGAAATTGTATGGGTAGTTCAACCAATATCTAATATAG